ACCTGGGCGCCCATTTCCGTGCGCGTGCAGTTGGCGCAAATCGCCCAGGCGGCATCGTGAACCACCCGAAGCCGACCGCGCTCAAGATCCTTCAGGGCACCGACCAGCCCATCCGGCGCAACCCGGCCGAGGCCAAGCCGCAGATGGGAACGGATCCGGCGTTGAGCCTGTCACCCGACGCCCAGGCGTTTTGGGACCAGTACGCGCCGATGCTCACGAGGCTCGGCCTGCTCACCGAGGCCGATGGCCCGTCGTTCACGATCCTGTGCGAGGCCTGGGCGGCATGGCGCAAGAACCTGCGCGGGCGCACCTACCACGCACGGGCCGCAGCCGGGCGCGATCGCGAGGCGATCATCAAGATGCTCGACCGCTTCGGAATGAACCCATCGGCCCGGACGCGCGTCTCGGTGCGCAAGGGCGAGGAAGCCAACCCCGTCCGCGACTGGATGACGCGATGACCGTCTCCACCCTCGCGCCGCGGGCTCGCCGCAAGATGGTCCCCCCGCCGCCCCCTGACCCCGTCACGCAGTACGCGCTCGACGTCGTCGCCGGGCGCATCATCGCCGGCGTCCTGGTCCGCAAGGCATGCGAGCGGCACCTGGCCGATCTTGCGAACGGACACGAGCGCGGACTGTATTTCGACATCGTGCAGGCCGGCAAAGACATCGACTTCTACCACCTGCTGCACCACTACAAGGGTCGCGATGACCTGATCGTGCTGGCGCCGTGGCAGCAGTTCATCGTCGGCTCGGCCTTCGGCTGGAAGCGTTCCGATGGCACTCGTCGGTTCCGGTACATCTATGTCGAGTGCGCGTCCAAGCAGGGCAAGTCGACGATGGCCGGAGGCGCCGGACTGCGCCTGGCGTTCTTCGACGGTGAGCCGGGCGCCGAGGTATACGCGGCCGCTACGAAGCGCGACCAGGCGAAGATCCCCTGGAACGCGGCGGTCCAGATGGTCCTCAAGAGCCCCTTCCTGGCTGACCTCATCCAGGTCAACGCGGGCAGCCTCTCACAGGCGGGATCGGCGAGCTTCTTCCAACCGCTCGGGCGCGACTCGGATTCCGACCAGGGCATCAACCCGAACGGCGCGATCATCGACGAGCTCCACGTCCACGCCGACCGGGACCTGCTCGACAACATCGAGAAGGCGGCATCTGTCCGCCGGCAACCGATGATCTGGAAGATCACGACGGCCGGCGTCAAACGTGAGTCTGTGTGGGCGGAGGAAAGAGCCGACGCCGTAGCGATCCTCGAGGGACGAGCGACGGACGATGCGACGTTCGCCGTCATCTACACCCTGGACGAGGGCGATAACCCATTCGACGAGGCGGTTTGGCCGAAGGCGAACCCCAACCTCGGCATCTCGGTCCAGCTGGACTTCCTGCGCGAGCGAGCCGCGAAGGCGCAACGATCGCCAGGCGCACTCGGGGCCTACCTCCGTTTCCATATGAACGTGCCGACTGCGGTGGCGACCAAGGCGATCGACATCGACCTGTGGGACCGCTGGATCGACGCGGACGGAACCGTGCGCCAGCAGATCGAGTACCAACCTGCTCCGGCAGCCGGCGCCGGCTGTTACGGCGGCCTCGATCTCGCGTCGGTGCGCGACCTGACGGCGTTCATCCTCCTGTTCCTCGCCCCCGACGGGCTGTATGACGTCCTGTGCTGGTTCTGGTGTCCGGAGGATGGCGTCCACGAGCGATCGCAGCGCGACGGCGTGCCCTACGAGGACTGGGTGCGTGACGGCTTCCTGATCGCGACGCCCGGCAACGTGACCGACTATGCGTTCGTCAAGGCCCTGATCCTCGAGCAGGCCACGACGTTCGCGGTGGGCGAGATCGGATACGACCGCTGGAATGCCACGCAGCTGGCCGTGGAGCTCGTCCATGACGGCGCCCCGATGATCGCGGTGCCGCAGACGCACGCCGGTCTCGGTCCGGCCTGGCGCGAACTCGACAAGATCATCCTCCAGGGCCGGCTGCGCCACGGTGGCAACCCGATCCTGCGCTGGATGGCCGGCAACGTCGAGGTAGAGACGGACTCCGCCGGCAATCAGAAGCCATCGAAGGTCCACTCCTCGGAGCGGATCGACGGCATGGTCTCGCTCGACATGAGCCTCGGGCGCTGGATGGCAAACGGCGGCGCGCCGGCTATTTGGACGGCGGCCTGATGAGCCGCAACACCGCCATCGGCCTGCTCATCGTGGCCCTGTGCTTCCTGTCTGGCTTCCTACTTCGGGGGTGCGTGTGAATGCCCTGATGGCGACCGTCACGCGCCCGTTCGCGATGGCGGCCAATGGTCTCGCGTCCATCGGATCGGCCACGATGCGCTTCATGGGCGGCGCGCAGTACTCCGTTGGCATCCTCATGGGCCGGACGCGCATCAACTACGCCCTCGAGATCGGCGACCCGTCCAAGAACCCGATCGTGGTCGCGGTGGTGGGCTGGATCGCTCGCAACTTCCCGGAGGCTCCGGTCCGCGTGCGCCGGCTCTCTCCCGATGGAAGCGCCGAGAACATCGTGCCCAGTGGCAACGGACCGGGCGCCATGCTGCGCCTGCTCGAGCGGCCGAACCCGTACTTCTCCGGCGTGCTGCAGTGGATCGCCACGATCATCGATCTCAAGTGCCGGGGCGACGCCTACTGGGTCAAGATCCGGACCGGGCCGTCCTCGACCGACCGCGTGGTCGAACTCTGGTGGGTGCCCTGGGCCATGATCCGGCCCTACTGGGATCCGGGGTCCGGCCGCTTCATCGACTACTACCTGTACCGGGTCGACGGGGTCGACTACCGGGTGGAGACGTTCAACGTCGTCCACTTCCGCGACGGAATCGATCCGCTCAACACCCGCCGCGGTCTCTCACCGCTCGCCTCGCTCTTCCGCGAGATCTTCACCGACGACGAGGCCGCCAACTTCACGTCGGTCCTGCTGAAGAACTTCGCCGTCCCTGGAGTGATCCTCGCGCCGTCGAACACGGGCGGCGTGGGCCCGAAGGCCGACCCGGAGGCGGTCAAGAAGAAGTACCAGGAGACGTTCGGGGGCGACGAGCGCGGGAACGTCATGGCGCTCTCCGCGCCGACCGACATCAAGATCCTCTCGTGGAGTCCCGAGCAGCTCAACCTAAAGTCGCTGCGCCGGATCCCCGAGGAGCGCATCTCGGCGGTTCTGGGGGTTCCGGCGAGCGTCGCCAACCTCGGAGCCGGCCTCGAACAGAACGCGTTCACCAGCTTCACCGAGGCGCGGAAGGCGGCCTACCAGGAGGCGATCGTCCCGGCGCAGCGTCTCGTCGCGGCGGAACTCGAGGTCCAGCTTCTGGACGACTTCGCCGACATCAACGCCGACTCGCTCGATGTGGACTTCGACACGTCCAAGGCATCGGCCCTCCAGGAAGCCCTCGACGCCGTCTGGAAGCGCAACCAGTCGGCGGCCACGATGGGCCTCATCACCCGGGCTGAGTTCCGGCAGGCGACCGGGCATCTGATCGCCAACGGAGATGACGTCTACATCCTCCCCAACAACTACACCGTCATGGGATCCGGGGGCGCGCTTCAGGGGGCGACCCCCGGTCCCACCAATCCCTCGGCGTTCCGGGGCGAGGCCGTCGAGGTCCGCTGCTCGAACGCCGAATGCGGGAAGCTTCTGGCCGAGGCCGCCTCGCCGCCCTACCGGATGACGTGTCGGCACTGCAAGACGGTGACGACGGCGGAGGGCGTTGCCGCATGACTGCCAACGTCCGCCCGATCCCGAACGCCCAGATCGCAGTCTCCGACGAGTCCGGCGAGCTCGGCGTCGCGCGTGAGTTGCGCTTTGCCACGGGGCAGGTCGTGATCGCCGGTGGCGTTGCCGATGTGTCGGCGGGCGCCTCTGGGCCCACCGGGCCCGAAGGTCCGCAGGGAACGGAGGGAGCGCAAGGTCCGCAAGGTACGCAAGGACCCCAGGGGACCGCAGGGGCGGATGGAGCGACAGGCCCGCAGGGCACACAGGGCGCGCAGGGGACGGCTGGCGGTACGGGAGCTCAGGGGACTACGGGAACCCAGGGCGCTGCGGGTCCACAAGGAACCACCGGGCCCCAGGGAGCAGAGGGTACGCAAGGCCCCCAGGGTTCGCAGGGCACCACGGGCACCCAAGGGTCAACTGGACCCACCGGACCACAGGGGCCACAAGGCACGATTGGCAGCCAAGGCGCCGCCGGCCCCCAAGGAACGACGGGGCCGCAGGGCGCGCAGGGCGCCGTTGGAACGCAGGGGACGACGGGTACTCAGGGTTCGCAGGGAACTACTGGCACCCAGGGGGCCGCCGGCCCCCAGGGAACGACGGGAACGGCTGGACCCCAGGGTACGACCGGAACGCAGGGAGCCCAGGGCACCCAGGGAGTGGTCGGCACTCAGGGGCCGGTCGGCCCGCAAGGGACGACCGGAACCCAGGGAACACAAGGCGTAGTCGGCACCCAGGGAACAACGGGGACCCAAGGCGCAGTGGGAACCCAAGGCGCCACCGGCGCAGCAGGCCCGCAGGGTACGACCGGGACGCAGGGGACCCAGGGCATCGCAGGGACCCAGGGAACCACGGGCACGGCTGGGCCACAAGGTACAACCGGAACTCAGGGAGCCGCAGGCACGCAAGGGGCCGTCGGGACCCAGGGCGCGACTGGTACCCAGGGGACCCAAGGTGCCACAGGGACCCAGGGCACGACAGGTACTCAGGGTGCGGTTGGTACTCAAGGGGTCGTCGG